CCGCCTTGTAAAATAGACGAGGACTTGTCGCGGTGGTTCAAGGAGAAATGGGTGAACATTGGTGGGCGAAAAGACCCCAAGACGGGTCAGTATCCCCCGTGTGGTCGCTCTGACACCTCCAAGGGCAAGTATCCGAAGTGCCGTCCACTCCACAAAGTAAGCAGCGAAACCCCTGAAACGGTGGGTGAGATGTCTCCGAAAGAACGGAAACGCGCCGTAATTCAAAAAAGGCGGGTGGAACCTGAAACGGATCGCAGCGGAAAAGGCAACGCTCCCCGCATGACGAGCCATCTGAAGAAATCTAAATAAAGAGACAACAGGAGACTACTATGGAACCAATGGGCAAAACCCCTGCCATCGCATCTAAACTGAACACTCTGCTCCGCATGGGGTTGGTGTCAAAGAACAATGTTCGCCGCGCCATGACCCTGTTTGCCGATCCAGAGCGGGCAATGAAGAATCCCGCCTACCGTCTTCTCATGCAGGAGATTCTGGTGGATGTGGTTGACCGTGTGCTGAACAACAAGACTCTGTACACCGCTCTCCGTTCGTCCCTTGCAAAGGAACCAACAACTGTGATTGAGAGCGTTGAGGGTGAACGCACAAAGACCCTTCTACGAAGCGGACTGGTGAAGAAAAAGGATGTGATTGCAGCCCGCCGCGCATTGGAGTCTCCCGCGAAGGCAAAGAGCATGGGTTCTTCAAAAATCTACCGCGACATGATGATCACCATGATGGACTCAATGGTGAAGAAGATCACGGGTTCACCTGTGCTGTTCAACGCATTCAAGGCTACGCTCGGCAAGGAAACCGTGGAGGAATCGTTTGAGGTTCCCACGCAGGAAGGCATGGATATGTTCTGGTTTTGCGAGGACGCACAAGCCCTCATGGAGAAGAACAAGCCCACGAAGCCTGAACTGTGGGCGCAAGCGAAGTCCAAGGCTCGCGCCAAGTTTGATGTGTATCCGTCTGCCTACGCCAACGGTTGGGCAGTGAAGTGGTACAACGAGCAGGGAGGCGGGTGGAAGAGTGTCAGCGAAGGCAAGACATTCTTTGGATTCATGGACGAGTTGGATGAAGCATGGGAAGACTCACCTGCTCAAGCCAAACTGAAGAAGGCAAAGGCAGACTACGCGAAATCATCCGCTGAAATAAGCAAGCCTGTTCCCCCACAGCGGACTTCCGTGAATCCAATGGCGCGACAGGACAAGAAGACAGGCAAGATGTATTGGGCGGCAGATCGCCGCAAGAAGGCTGGCAGCGGCTCCAAGCGAGCAAGCGACACAGACTACCGTTCAGACACAACCACAGAGTAAAAGGTAAATCAAATGAGCGAACAAAAGCGATTCAAGGCATTCCGCAGCGAACTGAACGAGAGCGAATACAAGGAAACCCTCACGGGCTATCCTAATCGCGGCATTGACACCGATGTTGGTGGGGTAAAGCACGATGCGGACACCCTTCAGAAGATCAACGGTGTTCTCGCTGCTCTTGGTCGCTACACCTATCAGCACACCGCTGAAGCCATGATCAAGATTCGCACACGCCTCAATCTCTTTATGATTGACTTCCCGTGGACTCCGTGGATGTGGCAGAGCAACCCCACTGGCACTTTCACGCTGAACGCCACCCTGTTCGGTCGCGTGGACGGCTTTGATGCGCTGACTGGTGGAGTCCGAATGGACGGCAAGGCTAACCCCAACGCTGGCATGAAGGAGTTTGCGCTTGTGGTTACTGTGGAGCCTGCGGAAGACGGCTTCTACCGTGTGAACGCCAAACTACAGCCGCAGATTGCGGTCATGCCAGAGGGCGTGGAGCATGACGGTGATCCCATTGAAGAGATGGCACAGACTCCCGCTCGTCAGCGCGAAATGGCGCGAAAGATTCAGAGAGCAGAAGACAAGGCTCAGAGTGGATATTTTGCTAAAATGACTCAAAGCGGCAAGGCTGGTACTCGCGGACGCAAGCAAGAAGACAAATACGATGCTGCTTCACGCCGTCTGATTGCGCGTGACACGAAGGAATACGAGTCGTCCAAACTGTACGGTCGCGGCGGCAAGGTAGTGAAGGGCAAGCGAAAGCCTGTGAAGGAAGAAGCCGAGCAGATTGAAGAAATGCTCAAGGCAGGAGACAAGGTAAAGGTTCCTCACAAGGGCAAGATGGTGCGCGGCAGGATTGTTCGCCACGACAGCGGCGGCAGCGGCAAGGCACAGCAGCACGGTGGTGGCTATGTGGTTGATGTTGGCGAGTACGGGAGCATCACTGTTCCTGGTCACAAGGTTGTAAAGGAAGCCGCCGAGCAGATTGACGAATTGAGCAAGAAGACGAAAGACGCATATGTTGCCAAGCGTGGTTCGCAACTTTCGTCCATGTTGAGCGGACACACCCGTGGCAAGCAACTCACGGGCAAGCAGCAAGCCAATGCCGTGAAGGGCATCAAGCAGGCTATGGGCGGGAACAAAGATAAATCCAAACTCCCCAAACTACTGCCAAGAATGGCTACATTTGGAGAAGAACTCGTTGGCGGTCAGAAGCGACTTGATGTCAACAAGAACAAGCGACTTGACGCACAGGACTTCAAGATGCTTCGCTCCAAAAAGAAGCCAGTAGAAGAAGCCCTTATCGGCGGACAGAAGCGGTTGGATGTGAACAAGAACAAGCGTCTTGACTCACAGGACTTCAAAATGCTCCGTGCGAAGAAGAAGCCCATGAAGGAATACACCGAGACTATGGGTGGCATTCCCCTCACAGCACCCGATCCCACTGCTGCAACCGCAGACAAGAGCGGCAAGGGCAAGCGATTCCATAAGGGCGCAATCAAGTCCGTGGCTGAAGCCGTTGCCAAGGTAAAGAAAGCCAAGAAACCAAGTCCACACCAAGGCGCGGCTAATGTGATCGGCAAGCAGAAGGCGATCAAGTCCCGTCTTGAAAAACACAATATGCGTTGGTAATAACCGTAATCGGCGGGCATTCATTATCATGGAATTAAAGCAACTAACACGTGATACATTCATGCTGTACGCTATGGGAAATTACAGTAATCCAGAGTGTTCAGGCATGGCAGAGTTCACGGAAGACCTGTGCAAGATAAAGTATGTGAAGCGACTTCTTAAAAAATACGTTAGAACAGGAAGACTGCGTCCCATACTATTGCTGAACCATATAGTGATTTTAGGAAATGTTTTTGGCAGATACCCTGCTTCTCGTATGTTGTTTCATAAATTAGAATCTGATGTTCACGCAGAACTAAAAACAGTTTTGCTGTACTTGGACTACATAGATGAGCGATCCGTGTTTGATGGTCTGCGAGTTGCAGAACTGCCAATCAACACCAGACTAGCACAACTTTTGAGGGAACTGTAATGCCTAGTTCAGTGGGAAATTTTTTTGGAGCAGGACAAACCATAAAAGGGTGGTGTCATACAGGCATACAGGTTGTGACAGATCAACAACAGCGAATGACGCAGTTCAATTTCATAAACGGATTTAATCTGACATTCGATGATGCGAAGTTTTATGATCAAATTACTGCTGTTGGTGGAATTACAGACCTACGCGGTAGACACGTAGGAGCCATACCTTTCAAATTTGTGACACCTTTACAAAATGACAGATACAAAGTTTTTGTGCAACCAGTGGCAACAAATGCAAGCGGACGATACGCTGATTCTGATCTTGGGTCATCTAATCCACGCCCACTGTTTGCCCACTGTTTGTTTGGCAATCAGTACCCAAAAACAAAAAACGGATTTTGGGTTCGTTTAGGTAGTCATGTTCTCCACAGAACCGACAACTTTTGGTATAACACTATCGGTGAAACTACCAGTGCAGGGATAGGTGAAGTCTTGAATAGAGTTCTTCCGATTGACTCCGGCATTCAATTACAGGTGCTTGTGCTATGAGTGGTAAAAGAGGATATCGAACAAACACGGCTTTCGGAAACACAACCACTCCGCGTCCAACAGCGGATGCGTGGTGCGTATACGAACACGACGGCGCAAGAAATCCTGTAATTGTGGATAGTGTTGGAATATCAAAAATTGAGAGAGTAAACTCTCAAGACTGTTTGGGCGTACACCGAGTGTTTTTCACCAATCCTCAACAGTTTATTAGTGGGTCGTATGTGGTGCTCGTACAATCACAGAGTTTAGTCTCCAACAACCCAAACTCTTTTGGATTAAGAATTCTGCACGGTTCCACCGCAACTATTGGAGCAACAGCACCTGGAGCCAGCGCAAGTTTTGATATTGTGGGTGTTGGGTACTCTGGACGGGATGCATTCATACGACCCGCCGTGGGAGAAGATACACAATCAGCCAGTACGCAGCGGATACGTACAAATTTTGCAGTGTTTTGCTTGCGTAGCGACAAAGATTTGTATAAACCTTTTGTGGGACAATTACTATCAACAAGCAACTTTGGAGATAACTGGGGTAAGGTTGTGTCATCTCCGACAATTTTTACCGAAACCAATGAAAAGTTCTTCCATACAGGAGAAACTGTGTGGTCTTTCTTGGGTTCTTCAACTTCAAATAATTACATCGCGCAAGCGGCGGGAGACGTAAACACAAATATCACTTTTTCTGTGTACGCAAAAGCAAAAGTTGGCTCACAACTACAATTGCAGATTGGCGGTGGTGGCAACAATTTTGGATACTCGTTCAATCTTATTGCAGATAGTTTTTCTTCTGTTGGAACCGTTCCATCAGGTGGAACTTTGAGTGGGTACATTGAGAGTCTAGCGGACGGATGGAAGCGGTGTGTGATCTCGGCTTCTGCACCAAATGCGCTCTCACCACTCATCAAAAACGCCATCAACAACACCGAAATACTTGTTACTTCTCCGCAGTTAGAATTGGGAAGTGTTGCCACAAAATACGTTAAACGTGTGGGCGCATTCACCGAGTTCGGGGATCAAAATCAACTCATTACGCTCCAACCTGGAGTTCGTGGACTAGGGCAAGACAGCCGACAAAATCTGTTTGCATACAGCGAAGACTTTTCTAATGCTTTTTGGACCAAAAACGTATTAGGCGTTTGTGGTGGCTTCACTGCGCCAGACGGATCCACTACTGCATACAAACTGTGGGAATTTGGTGGACAAACCACTTACAAAAATATACGAACTGGCGTTGCAGGATCAACCGTTGATACTGGACCGCTTGTGTTTTCGTTTCACGCAAAAGCCGCAGAGAGAAAATACGTTTCAATACAAGACGCGAGTTACGGACAGTTTAGTAAATTGGTAGTGGATTTGGAAACAGGAAAGGTCACCGAAAATTCTTTAGGATTGGGAGTACACACCATTCCTTTAGCAGATGGATGGTGGAGAGTGGTTGTGCCGGTATACACCACGGATGATAGACTTGTAGTCGGTCAGAATAGAAGTGTTGGAATGTCTCCAAACATTGGACCCACAACAGACACCATATACGGACCTGGTTACGTTGGTGTCTCGTATGACGCTGGAAATGGATACGGAATCTACATTTGGGGTGCACAGATAGAACGGGGAACCGTATACGGAGACTATGTTAAAACATCAGGATCTGTTTTTGGAAACGGGACAATTAATCCGCGAGGAGCAACCCATGCCCGCGTGGTGGGACTCACATACGAGTCATCCTCCACCAAACTGTCTAACTCTCGGGAAGCCACTGCATGGGGCACGATTGTTGTTCCTGCATTAAAATCCAATGCGTTCAGCACAACAAAACCACCAGTCTATCTGGAAAATCACTACGGGGTGAGTGGAGTGGAGTGTAAAGATGTCACTGGTTGGGTATACGATGTAAAATTCACTACACCAATGGACTTAACTGATTACTGTGTGATTACTAGTACCGAACAAGAGCCTCTAGCAGAAACAGAGACTATCAGACCAGGAAGCGTAGGGGCTATTCCCACAAGTGAAGAGTTTTCTTATACCGTTGTTCAACGTGCCGATCCAGCAGAAGTAGCAGCACGAAACCGCAGAGACTCGTTTCGTCTGCGTACATTCAGACAAACATCTCGGGGAATCGGATCAGTGGTTACGGCTACGGACACTGCTACGACCACGGTTGCGGCAGGAAACGCATCTTACAAATTATTGTACACTTACACGTACAGCGGATCAACGAACCGTGATTTAGTGTTTCGTTGGGAATCAATGATAGACAGTGGAAACGCATGGTACAACATTAAAGTAAAACGAAATCGTGGTGGCACCATCACCAATCAAGAAATGGCGGGACTGCCTTCGCCACAAGAAGCCTCATTTTTTTACTACTACCACTACGACACCGATTTCGCGCAAACCAGAACTCCACACGAATTTAGAAAAATGAAAACGTTTATACGAGATGCAGCACCCGGTGATGTATACACTATTGAGGCTGCTCCAACAGATGCTAATGGAACCCTCATAGCAGCAAACGCGGGCATAAACTTCAAAATCAAAAATGTTGCTGTTAATGCCGTAGACACCGGATTTCTGAGCACGTACAACCATTGCCACGCTGGCAGAGAGCAAAGAATAAACTTTATGGTTTTTGGAGGAAGAATGCGATATGGCACACAATAAACTCAAAAAGTTTTCTGCATTCATAGGTGAAGAGTTTCCACCACCCACAGTTCCTCCCACGAATGTGGCTTCTGGTGCAAATGTGGCAGGTCTGCCTCCTGATCTTCCACCTGTACCCACCGCTGCACAACGCAAGAAGTCAAAAATTCTGAAGCGGAACCCCCCCAAGACCTAAATAATAGGTAACCGTTTCAGAAAGGAAGTGGCTGCATGATTAGTCCTGAACTCATTTCGTTGGTGGGTGGTGCGGCTACAGGATTCCTGTTCCGCTACATGGCGCAGAAGAGCCAAGATCAGAAGGAAATCTTTGAGCGGCTGATCACAGCCAACAAGCAGACCACCGAGAATCAAGACAAAGCAGCCCAGCGCGTTCCTCTTGATGTGGGCAAGGGCATTCGCCAACTCATCGTGCTTGCGGTGCTGTTTGCCACACTGCTGGCTCCATTCATCCTGCCGTTCTTTGGTCTTCCAACATTCGTAGAGGTGGACGCAACCACTCCCGAAGGGTTGTTTGGACTGATTCCTGAATCAACGCGGAAGTATTTCGTTGAGATCAACGGCTTCCTGTTTGCTTCTGAGACACGGCAGATTCTTGTCAGTATCGTTGGCTTCTACTTCGGTAGTGCTGCTGCTTCAAACAAGTCATAAGGAGTACGCCATGATACACCGCCTATTACTCGCGCTCGCTTTTCTTGTGATTGCTGGCTGCAACACTGCTCCAGTCATCATTCCAGACACCACATCAGACAGCCCGATCATAATGAAACTGAAGCATCAGATACTGAACGGAACACAGATCACTAGCAACTGGGGATGGATACTGTGGTATCTACCCGTGCTTGCTCTTGTTGTTGGATGGGGATGGAAGGAATTTTTTGGTCGCAAGCGCGACAAGTAATCAATCGTCCGCCACGCGGACATCCTCTGGCAGGCTCTCGTACATCTTCTTGCAGATATAGTACGAGTCAACAATATCTGAAACAGGACTCACGGACTCTTGACGCTTCGGTGTCAAGAGTCCTTTCAGGTCCACTCCTGTTTCCTTCAGCCACGAATCGTACATGGCGTTCTTGTCTGCATTGCCCTTGCCTGTGGCGAACTTCTTCACCTCGGTGGGTGGGATGATCGTGACGGGAATGCTCAACTGATACAGTTTGTATTTAAGAATGCCTGTGTTCTCTGCAATGTGAAACACCTTGCCGCTGGCAGAGTAGGCGTATCCCTCAAGTGCCACATGAGCGCAGCCCATCACGATATCCATTGCCCAATCCGCAATCGTTTCATAACGGTGCTGATCACTATCCCAATCGCTCAACCGCTCACCGAATATATTGAGAGTGCGAATCTCGCTCTGTCGCTTGTTGTCGGTGAGGAAATAGAACGAGCATCCGCTGTACGAGAATTTCCCCGTAGAGTTTGCGCGGAACAGGCACACGGCGGGTCCACAGAGAGAATAATCAATTCCTGCTATCACCATATCCATATTTAGGTCGGCTACATAAGGATAGAAAGGAGGAATCCACCATATGATTCCAAACATACAGACCGAGAACTACAATGAGACAGTCCTGATCCCCGTTCTTCAGGACAAGGTGACCACGCTGATGAACCAGACCATTCTGCTTGAAGCCAAGTTGCAGATTGCCGAAAAGCAGAAGGCTGCAATTCAGAAGCAGTTGGACGAGGCTCTACAGCCCAAGCCAACGAGCGAGCAGAACCCCGAATAAAAAACTGCAAGCCGACAACAGGACTCTTTGCGTGCGGGTCAGTTGCATGGGGTAGCCTCCATTGTTTCTGTGATCCAATTGCGGAAAAGATCGAGCCTGGTAGCGGAGTTCTCGAAAAGATGTCCCCTCGCAACACCCAACGAGGCGATGATCCCAACGAGAACTCCGCTATTGTCGTAAATTGCCCCACCTGAATCACCAAACCAGATGGTGCCGTCAAGGGGCAGTATTTTGAATACGGTGGGTTCCTCTACAAGCGTTCCGTAGTTCCACAGCACGCCAGGATTGCTCTTGCGGCGGATTCCCCCGCCGTAGCCTATTGCCGTCAGATCGTCCCCACGCGCCAACTGGTAGCCTTCCTGTGGCAGTGTGGCGGGTGTGGCAGGGCAAGGCGCATCCAAGCGCAGCATGGCTAGATCCACAAAAATCACCTCTCCAATTTTGTATTGTGGATGCACGGTGACAGAGCGGATCTTGAAGAATTCCCCGCCAGAGATGAACCAGTAGGGTGTTATTCCTTCCGTGCAGTGAGCGGCAGTGAGAACATGGGAAGCCCCCACAAGCACACCGCTACCGTATACCGTGCCATCCTCCCGTGCCAAAGCACCCACAGTGGTGTCTTCGCATTCAGAAATACGAGAGAAGCCCCGCATGAAGACTGGCTCCACGGGGGCTTCTACTAGTTCAATCTCCCCGCACTTCGGCGGGGGTGCGCTCTTCGGCGCAGTAGTGGCGGCGATGTCCCATGCACAGGCTTGCAGCAAGACGAGTGCAAACGCCAAGAGAAGAGAATGGACTGCACCTCTCTTCATGTAAATATCTAGTGGACTTGGCGGAATAAAAATGTCTAGATTTGTAAAAAGAAACAGCCCCCATTTACGGGGGCTGTCGGACGGGAGATGCGATCTCCTGTGGGGCTGTGTCATTCAAGTATGTGTATATCCTTTAGGCTGTGCTTTTTTGAGAAAATGTAGGTTGGTGGACCGTTTCTGTTTGGTTCTGCCTTGTGTTTCGGCACATACTCAATCCAGTTGTATTCATTACTTTTCATTTCTGAAAAAACATCAGCATCGTGTGCCACCACAAAGTCGGCACATTGTACAAGTTTTTGAACGGCATAGTTTCTGGTTGGTCGCCAGATTTCTTCTCCGTATCCCTGATCAACAAAGACCACACCCCAATTGAAAAGACACAATTCATCAATCTTATATTTCCAACTATCTACCGATCTTTGTATTGAAACAAACTGATGATTTGTTGACTCCAAGTGGATAAACTTATTCATCCAATCAGAACTATCTTCTATGGAAAGTATCTTCCTATCAGTTCCTTTTAGTAGTTCGTGTATCAATACTGTACTACAATTTCCCATACCCAGTTCTAGTACATCTCCACTCGTGTTTTCTATAGCCCATATCAGTGCTGGTTGATGTGAGGCAACCTGATCGGTTTCGTGTGTAAGAGGAATTTCTTTGTAATCTTTCATTTGAGAATACCTTTGTTACATTAAGCGTTTAGATCAACCACTTCGCACTTGTCTCCGCTGCACGCAAATGTCTGTGCGCCCTTCGTGCTGTCGGTCTTCTCGTATTGGGTGAGTTCACTCCAATCAATGCTCTTGGGCAGTGCCGCAGCAGCAGCCTCGTACTGCTCTGCTGTGCAGTCCTGATACGGAGCCTGTTGATAGGTGTGATCGGAGTGGGGCAGGAACGAAATGCCGCTGATCTCGTCAAAGTGCGCGTACACCCACGCACCAACCTCCATCCACTCATGCTCACGAACAGTAACCGTGATGCTTGGCTTGTGTTCGCACCAGTGACGCTGATAGGTGAGCCACAACTCAAGGTGTTCAATCGCAGTCATGTCGTTGCGAGTCACCGATCCCACAGCCTTCTGCGGGAACGAGAACACCATAGTGTGATCAGGACGCATGACACACGGCTCCGCAGGGAATCCCTTGTCAATCATAAACTGGCACATGGGGTCTTTGCGGTCGGCACGAACGGTACGAATGTAGTATTCGTTGTGACGAGCATGGATGCCGCTAGCCGCATCCGTCAACTGTGACACCGTGCCGCTTGGCTTCACGCAAGTAATAGCCGCTGCGGGGTTGATGCCGATCTTTTTAGCCCACTCCTTGTTCGTGGCAACCGCGTCAGCCTTGAGCAGTTCAAGCAGCACATTGAGATTGTCGCCCTGCGTTCGCATGAAGTGGTTGTCAAGAATGCCTGTGAGCGAAACACCAAGCAGGCACTCCTCTTCGCAGTTGCGCTTCCACTCGCTGCTGAGGTACGGGAAGTGGGTAAGCGAGGCTTGCCAAGTGCCAAGAATGGCAGCAAGGCGCACCTTGCGCTTCAGCGTATCAGGAGTGTCCTCAGCGCGAACAATCACCTCGCTCAGATTGCAGAACTCCTTGTCGCGGAGAATGATCTCGGAGCAGGGGTTCGTGCCGAACTCGTAGGAGGCATCACGGCGATCCCCAAGTTTCTCCACGGTCTTCTGTGCGGCTTGACGATTGAAGATGCCGCGCTCACCGCTCTTGCTCTTGTAGAGCGACAGCCACTCCTCCATGAATGTGCCGATCTCTGGCTTCTCCTTGAAGGCTACGGAGTTGTTCGCTAACGCTCTTTGGGGGTTGTCCAACCACCACTGCCCAACCTTTGCATCACGCATCCTCTCGTCCGTGAGATTGGATAGCGAGATAAGAGCCGATCTACGGACACCTCCGACAACGACAATCTCTGCAATCTTACAGATAATGTCGTGACATTCGATGGAGGTGAGTTTTCTGCCAGCACTCTTCTTAAAAGTACTGACGGTAAATCGGAAGAGGTCTTCAAGCGGCTGAGGTCCACTTGCGCGTCCACCGAAAGTCTTGAGGCGCGCACCAGCAGGACGAATGTGAGACAAGTCCCATCGGGGGATTTGACCTCCAATAAGTAGGGATACCAGTTCTCGGTAGGCTTTTGCCCAACCTTCCTTGGAGTCC